GCGCAGTACGAAAAATCACAACAAGCATCGGGCGGGGCCCAAAGTAGAATGTCGCAAGACGAAAGAATGAAAAAGTATTTTGCTTTAATCTTAGGAGATAAAGAAAAATCAGGACAACGAAGAGTTCGTATCCTACCAACACCAGATGGTTCATCACCATTCAAGGAAGCTTGGTACCACGAAATCCAAGTTGGTGGTCAATGGCAAAAGTTCTACGACCCAGGCAAAAATGACAACGAGCGTTCACCTTTGAATGAGGTTTACGAAGAGTTAATGTCAACAGGAAAAGAATCTGATAAAGAATTAGCGAAACAATATAAGTCTCGTAAGTTTTATATCGTCAAAGTTATTGACCGTGACCACGAAGAGGACGGACCAAAGTTTTGGAGATTCAAACACAATTATAAGAATGATGGTATCTTAGATAAAATCATTCCACTTTGGAGAAACAAAGGTGATATTACTGACCCAATAAATGGTCGTGATTTAATCATTGAGTTAACAAAATCTAAAACAAACGCAGGTAAAGAATACACAAGTGTATCTACGATTATGTATGAAGACCAAGGTCCTGTTCACAAAGAAGCGGCACAATCTAAGGCTTGGATTGAAGATGAATTAACTTGGTTAGATGTTTATTCTAAAAAACCTGTTGATTATCTTGAAGCAATTGCTCGTGGTGAAACACCAAAATGGGATAGTGAAAAAGGTGGTTATGTTTATGAAAACAACACTGAAGACACAACTTCAATCGGAGGGGCAAAGGATGAAAAACCTGCTTATGTTGACCCACAAATTGATGATGAACCTGAAGGAGATTTACCATTTTAATATTACGGGGTAGTGAAATACCTACCCCATTTTTAAACAAACAAATACATGGCAATTAAGAAAAACGATTTCAGTTCAGTAAAGAAGAAGTTCTCAACTTCTGCAAAATATAAACCTCAAAGGTTTTTCGATTTAGGGCCTGACTTCTTAGATGCTGTTGGTTTACCTGGACCTGCCATTGGACACTTGAATATGTTCCTTGGACACTCAGATACAGGAAAGACAACGGCATTAGTTAAATCAGCAGTTGATGCACAAAAGAAAGGTATTCTACCTGTATTCATCATTACAGAGCAAAAGTGGTCTTTTGAACACTCTAAGCTTATGGGTTTAGTATGCGAAGAAGTTGTTGACAAAGAAACGGGGGAATTAGATTGGGATGGATTTTACATTTTTAACAATAACTTTAGTTACATCGAACAAATTACTGACTACATCAACGAACTATTAGATGCACAAGAGAAAGATGATATTCCTTACGATTTATTATTTCTTTGGGATTCAGTTGGTTCAGTTCCTTGTAAAATGACTTACGAAGGAAAAGGAGGTAAACAACACAACGCGTCTACTTTAGCAGATAAAATTGGTATGGGTATTAACCAAAGAATTTCAGGGTCTCGTAAATCAGATTCAAAATATGAAAATACATTGGTTATTGTTAATCAACCTTGGGTTGAATTACCTGATAATCCTTTCGGACAACCAAAGATTAAGGCTAAAGGAGGTGAGGCTATTTGGTTAAATTCATCATTGGTATTCTTATTTGGTAACCAAAAAGGTGCGGGAACTACTAAAATCACGGCAACTAAAGATAAAAGAACAATTAAATTTGCCTCAAGAACAAAAGTTTCTGTAATGAAGAATCACATTAATGGGCTTGGATATGATGATGGTAAGATTATTGTAACACCACATGGTTTTATTGCGGGTAAAGATACTACTGAGGAAAAAACCAATATAGAAAAATATAAAAAAGAATATGCAGATTATTGGAAAGATATTATCGGTATAGATGGTGATTTTGACTTGAAAGAGGAAGAAGAAAAAGAAGATTAGTTTATTTGTTTCACATTTTAAATCACTGTTGTGATTAAGACATTATTAGTTGACGGAGACAATCTATTTAAGATTGGATTTCATGGGGTTAGGGATTTATATAATGAAGGAAACCACGTAGGTGGAGTATATTATTTCATTGACATATTACGTAAGTTTTTAGAGGAACATAACCACGATAAAGTAGTTGTGTTTTGGGATGGAGAGTCAAACTCTTCAATGAGAAAGGCTATATACCCACAATACAAGGCAAACCGTCGCCAAGATATGAACGAATTCAAATACGAATCATATCTAAAACAGAAAGAAAGAGTAAAACAATATCTTGAAGAGATATTTGTGAGACAAATTGAGATGGTAAACAATGAGGCAGATGACCTCATTGCTTACTATTGTAAAA